GTGAGTACCACCTCCGGACGCAAACTCAGGTATGCGCCCACTCATCAATACTGACCCGTTCTCAGCACCGCTCATATGGTCGTGGAACTTCGCGTTATGCACGCGATAGTCACCCCAACCAGTGAGCCACTTAATTCCTCGATGCAGTTTATCACCGATGAATCCACCGACTTTACCTCCGACGCCTCCGAAAAGGCTTCCGATAGCAGTGCCGGCAGCTTCACCAATAGGCACTCCTGCAATAGTTTTCAGTGATTTAGTAGGCACGAGAAAATCTCCCTTGCCTCTAATATGTGCTGGGCCCGAGCTAGCAGAAGATGCAATTTTCACTGCTTTCTTCGCTAACTTCTTGGCTTTCTTTTTGAGCTTTTTATTAGTCTTCTTTCCCATCTCGATCGACGTAGAGATTCTTTACACTTATAATATGTGTTTATAATCTGCTACATTCCGCGGATGCACGCGAAATCTCGATCAGATGAGCGCATACTCGTTCAAGCACAAGGAGCAAACCAACTCAGCCAGTCGTCTCGCAGCAGCGCAGCCAAAGCTGAACTACCGCAGACATCGACCGAGCTAGCACTCTCCTGTGCTAGAACGATACTTTGAATGCTCGCTTCACTAAGAGGATACACGTTATCTACTTGCTTCTCACGCAGATCCTCCCACTCCGGTTCTTTCGAAACGGCGAGGTTCTGTGCCAGTGAGTATAGCTCTCGAAATCGTGGATGGAAGTAGTATTCGATGCACAGCGATCGAAGTGTACTCGCTATGCTACCGACTTTCTTCTCCTCCGGGTGACAAAGCGTATGCATGTTGAGCTCCCAGTTCAACGGAACTGGCACGAACACGCCGAGTGCATTATCTTTCCGCCACTCATGTGAACAGAAATTCATGCTTTCGAAGGGGCCCACCTTCGACTCTACTGTGTAAGTGCAACCTACATTTTGCTTTTGCCACACCACATACTCGTCAGGATCAGAAATCTTGCACTGCACAGAGTCATCACCCATGGCGATAACATCAGCAGCACTTGTCTCCCTCTGATGTGCGATATCATAAAGAATACGCTCTTGCGTCACTATTTTACAATTCCTAGAAATCGTAAGCAAGCGACCCGACGGCATAATCCCAGGTATCAACTTCGTGAGAACGGTGCCATCACTAAAAGCAATGCTTCCATAGATGACAGCCATCTCACGCGCCAGAGAGAGCTTCGACCAGAGTGACTTCTTGACCGGATCGGGCTCACACAGCAGACGCTCATCGAGCTCTCGAGCCCAAAGCATCTGCCATCCCGCCACTGTCCAGTCATTCGCCTTCTTGTCGAAACTGACCCATTCTTTCTGTTGTGAGCAAGCGCGCACAAGCCAATCCGTATTACCGCGGACGAAGGAGAACCCGACTTTATTTGGAATACGTCGGAATTCTTGTTTCTCCTTCTTAAGCATTTCCTCGTACAGAACACGATCAACAATCTGATCGTACAATCCTGTACCGAAGATTAGCCGAAGCCTGCCTTCCTCGATTTTAGACATCTTGTGCGCTTGGTCTTTAATAAATAAACGGAGGGGGTCACTCAACGTACGACATTCCTCAAGATCGCTCTCAAGCAGCTTAATGATGAGATCCATCACACCAGCCACAACCCAATCTAAGCCGTATTTAGAAAACACGTCTCCGACTGAGGTACAGCCATCTCGAATGAACGTCGTCCCAGGACTCTTGTCTTTCAACACGGCCCACGCTTCTATACACAACCGTCTCACATGTGAAACAGTGAGAAAATTGTCTGGAAGCGGACCCCATTTCGCAGCTTCATGCACTTTCTCTCCAATCTGAAGATACTTGTCCTTGATGCTGGAATCAGGTTCAGCCGTGTAATTGAACAACTTCGAGTGCACGTTGAACGACAACTTTTCAGCAGCAGGGTCCAATCGTGGTGCTCTAAAAGTACCATCATTCGCTCTCAAATCGAGCAATTTCAAGTACAATCTACGATTGTTATGACCATT